CCACCTACAGAAGTAGATGAAACGATATTAGTTCTAATTGGTCCGGGTACAGCATAAGTCATTTCAACACCTCCATCGTTTTAATGCTAACGCTTTTCTAGTGGGTCGGCCTTTCTTATCTTTTAATGGTCCAGGCATACCTTCCATTCGAGCACAAAAACTTTTTCTTCTTTTCTTTTCTGATTCCGTAAGACCTGACTTTTTAGTAACTGGTGCTTTTAAATTACTACCAGTAGCACGATTATATTTACGTCTACCTTTTGCAGTAAGACCCCCTTTTTTAGATTTTTCTCCTCTACCTATAGATAAACTAACAGATTTACGTTTTCTCATTTGCCCACCTTTGCTTGTGCCTTTTTATGAGCCTGGGTAAAAGTGTCTCCTGCTCTCATTCGCCTTTTCATAAACTCCATATGCTTTGCACTATGATGCTCAGAATGTTTTTCTAATAAATTTTTTTGGCGAGTGGTAAGTTTCACTTCTTTTTCTTTTTTTTCTTAGAACGTAATTTTTTAAGATCAGCAGCCGTAATCTTATCCCGTGGTGGAGCAACAGCAGCAAGTTTACGCTGTTTTGCTGAATAAGATCTTTTAGGCATTAGATAGCAGAGGTGATAGCACCATTAGTTACAAAACTAACTGATACTGTAGAAATATCTCCAACAGTAGAACTAAATGAAGTTCCTGTAATAATTGCGTTAAAACTTAATTTTTTTGTACCTGATGTATCTAAAAACAGGTTAAAAGTAGCATCACCAGCATCCTCAGTTGTTAATACATCTGTAATAATTTCAGCAGTATCATCACCAGATGTTGCGGTGTAGAGAAGATCAACAGTACCAGAACCAGAAATTAAAGATCCTACATACTTTCTAGATGTATCTCCATGAGCAGTACACTCAAGAGTATCTTTTGTTGTATCTAAAGTCCAAGCTGTTGTAGAAGCTATAGCTCCAACTGTTCCAGTTCCGTTATCAAATGATACAGAGC